AGCTTTTTCGAGATACACCTGGGACATATCAACACTCGTCCTGTATTCTTTGGCTATTTGTATTAACGCCATGAATGTATTATATGATACTTCATGTATACCCGAATATTTGTGCGTTTCTTTGATTATGGCATCTAGTTGACTTAAAGATGTATCCAAACGTGTAATCTTCGATAAAATATACGCGAACACTCCAATGAGTACAATGATCATCATCTATAATACTCTGACTATTTTATCTGACAATTTATGCTCACGAGATTTGCATGAACATGTTTGTACGATCTTGTCACGTGAAATTTTAAACTGAACATTTAATTTGTTACACGTGTTACATCTTAAGTCGGTATTTACCCAATGTACACTTTTACCCTTTTTAGTAATACTTTTTACAGTAACGTCGGCGTCTCTTACCATATGTTTATTTATGAAGATTTGTAACAGTGTACCAGTTTCAACTGGATCTGATTTTTTTTCTACTGGACACTGTATGCACGTGTTTTGGGGTGTTGAAAATGTGGGTGGCGTATACCCATTTGGATAAAGTTGTTCGAATATTTTATCTGGTAACATATGTTTTCGACCGTAGAAGTCTCTACAAAATCCATATCTACGCCCTTTCATCGTTTCACATGTACAGAAACATCTTTGTATGATAGTACGCCCTTCTATACGGAACCATACGTGATTAGACCCATGATCTCTCTGGAGATTTTCACAATATTTAGATGTCGTCGATACGAGGTATGAATTTTTATTACTGAATATTTTCGTGACGAGTGCACACCCCTGGCCATCCATGTTTTTTTGAATGAACGTTTCAATGTCTCTGGTTACTGCTTCATTTTGAAAAATATTCTTCGTCTCACTCGGTGTAAACGAACCCTCATCTCGCTTCGATCCTTCGACGACGACGACTTCTGTGTTCTCAGTTCTGAGTGTTGCCATGTGCATAATCTCAACATTTGGTTCCCGATCAAATATATCAATAAGTTTGCCATTTTCGTGTGTATATTTAAGTACGGGTATATACGCTCCTTGATATTCACCTTTCACGTACTTATGCGCCCATGGCATTCTAAAACCACTTCCCTTCACATTTCGTTTTCCGCCACCATAAACGGCAGTATCAACGATTTCACCCCATGGTTTCCCAGGAAACATTAACGAAAGTGACGATACTATATGAGAATGCAGAGCCATGGCAGAACCATGATCAACCACGAACGCTGGCCAGTTCATGTGAATTCCGTACTTGATCATATCACCGTGTTGTTTTGGCTCTGCGACAGAAACAAGAACATCCTTCCCCCCGAAATGTGTTACGCGATCGCATATCGTTTGTGTATACTCCTTTAATCGATCGAATGGAATGTCTTCAACATCTTTGTAATCCAAGTCGACAAAAAAGTTATACGTATCCGACTTTTGTTCGACGACACACACCTTCTCACCAGATTTTACAGCCTTCACATATTCACTGTAAAATTCGTTCAATCTATCATAAGGAACAGATAGACGACCACCGTCCATGAGCACATGTGATAGATTGGAGCTATTCGAAAACCCTTGTTTCCTGCACCATGATCTAAACATACTTATTCGTATATCGTGTTATTTTTTTAATAGTCTTCTTCATGCCAAATTGAGGTCCTGCATGACACGTCCCTAAACTCTTCTTCACTATTCGATAACTCTTTTTTAAGAACTAAAAGTTCATATACAGTTTTAAGCTTTACATCTTCGATGTATGTATCTGCTCGCGTTTCGCTGTAAGACTTATGATCCATTAGAATATCCTTTATCTGTCGGAGAATGTAGTTCTTGGACTTCATTATTTTATAGAAAATGTTTTTCTATTGAGAGAAGTGATGCACGCGTAAAATTCTGGATTCTCAACGACGTTATGTATGATTCGTTCCCATCGTTTTCGAGAATTAAATTCTGGTAACGTATCGAAACTCATAAAATCATTTTCATCGTATGTACGTTTCACATGAATTTTTTTCGTATACATTTTGTATTTCTCATCGTTAAACTTTCTCACAAGTTCATGTTGTTCATTACTCGAATAATTTACGAAAAATATAAACACAGTGTACTCGAGTTCTATATTAGGACTTTCCTTCACGTTAAATGTAAAACTTGTATACTCTCCATTTTTAAGTGAAACAACGCCTCGTGTTTCTTCTTCCAATTCCCTCAACGCTGTACGTATAGGTGTAAATATTTCCCTTCTTCTACACCCACCTGTCACAAAAATCCACTCTTTAAAACGTTTATCTCGCACGGTAAGAAACCGTGGAGTATCACCAACAAAGGTGACTGGTATCGCTATGGCCTTATGTTTTTTCATTGCTCATTAGCTTCTATAATCCCCTGATAAGTTTATTCCGAGGAAACGCTCACAGGAGATTTACCTCGTGTAGTACGTTTGGGTTTGACGGGCTCTTGTACCGCAACGGGCTCGGGCTCGGGCTCGGGCTCGGGCTCGGGTTCGGGCATTTCTTCCGTTACGGGTGCATATACCATCTGAGGCATTTGGGCCTCGCGTGCCTCCGCCTGAACCTGGTCGAGGAAAGTCTTAATTTTTGTAATATCGTCTTTAGATTGACGCAATTCGTTATACATGTAAAGAGAAGCCGCGACACAAACGACGACTGCAGCCAAAATAGCAGTTTCGCGATCAAAAGAAAACATTGTGGTTTACTTACACGTTTTGTTTTTAAGTAGATACAATTACACCCATTTTAGATCTTTCACCTTCTGGGCACTGATACCCTGGTTGTGCAAATTGTATTTCCTGGTAGTGACCATCCTTGCATTCTGCGTTCTGAATGGGAATGTATTTATTGAGCGTTCCGGATTTAGGATCGTAGGTGATCATAAAAACGAAAAAGAGGAGAAAGAGAAGTCCCCACATTTGTTATTATAAGGGATTTAATTAGCGTACATGAGACCAGCCATACCATTCTCGATACGGAGGATGTTGTAGTTGACACCATACATGTCAGTGTCGAACGAACCGGCATCAGTTACGAGACGAGCCGAGTCAACACGACTGAAGTTGAGTGTACCGGTGGGCTGAAGCTTGCAGGTGTCAAGACAGAATGGGTACATGAAATGGTTCGCGGCGCTGCTATCCATGGTCGCGAACGACGTGTGGTAATACAGCGAGGCTGATGTGTAATGAGGCTGCGCCTTCTTCGCATCACCAACATCCGTGCCGTTGATCTGGAGCTTTACGTTACCACCGGCTACACCTACACCACCAGTCTTGTGTGTGGCGATGAACTTAATAGGGTGATTGTAGTTGAGCTCTTGCATCAAACCACTGGAGGCAATCGACTGCTGCGTCTGTGTGATCAGCATGTTCTGGGGAGCCGACGAAAGCGCTGTACGCTCATCGGTATCCAGGTAGACAAACTGCGCGTGGACCTCGTAATCGGTCACGGGGAGCGTACCCCACGAAATACGGATCTCGACATCATGGTACTGAAGCGCCACGAGGGGAAGCGCCGACTGAGCATTTTCACAGAACGAGAAGCGCAGGGGGTAAAACCCAGCATCATCAGCTCCGGCGGCCGAGAGAGACTTGGAGTACGACTGACAAAGTGTCACGGGAGCAATTTCCTGAGAGAACTCAGATGTTTGTGTGTCGATGACCTGACCACCGATCAGTAGCTCAACCTTCTTAATCTCATTCTTCCAGTCGGTCCGTGTCAACTCATTGCGGGGGGTCCGGTTAGAGATGTACACGTAGCCGAGCATGTCACCCTTGCGCTCGAAACGCACAGTGGACATACCATTCGTAGAGGGGTTACCCTGAATAACCTGCTTTTCGACAGTTTGGGCAAAGTTTGTGTGACGCTTGTACGTCGAACGGAAAAAAGATACTTCGGGATTACCAACGATGTGGGCATCCTGAGCACCCACGGCAACGAGTTGGGCGATACCACCAGACATTTATATTATACTATGTTTTTATTTTTAAGTATCAGAATAGGGGCGTTCCGGGATTGATCGACTCGGTCAGAAGTAGCGATAGAATTCCGATCATAGCGAGACGTCCGTTGAGCAGCTCGGTCTCAGGCTTCCAGGGACCCTGAACATACCCCTCATCACCGGGGTTCACGGCAGTGCCGAGAAAAGTGAGCGCGGTCACGGCGACGGTGAGACCGATGTGTTCCTGGAACTGTGTACTGAGGGAGTGACCTGTCACGAGTTCGTCGACGAGCGCAGACGTGAACCCGATCATAGCAGCCCGACCATTGACACGCTCTGCCATGGAGAGGTAATCATTTGGACGATCAATCTTTGTGAGAGGTGTTCCTCTGGACGCACGGGTCTTGGTGGACCTGGTCCTGGACCGAGGGGTGGGCTTTACGGTAACGATAGGCTTGAGGGCAGCAATGCAGGACATTGTACTTTCTACACGTGGCAATTCTTTATGTTCAACGCGCCTCTAGTTTTTGTACACGTGTAATCAAAGATAGGACGAGTGCTTCGAGGTTCTTTGTTTTGACCTTTTCGGCTTGGAGATCTGTTTTCAACAGTTCCACCATTGTCGGTTGAGATTTCCACTTATCTTTAACAATATCCGGGACAATCATATTACTATATCGTCACAAATTATCCACAATGGTACGTACACCCAACGAATGCTGCGATGTATACTTCCTCGTTTGCGAGTGCCTTGGTGGTATATTCTTCCTCTGATATTTGGGTACCATCGGGTAGGAGGTATCGGACTTTATATGGTGCTTCAGTTTCATTAGAATCTTCCCACTGGAGCTGACCATATTCGTCGAGAATGTTAACATTTTCGTCATATTGTTCGAGTGAATAGTTTAATTGTGTGTCTGGTTCCAATTTATTATAATCAGACTCTTTTAGAAAACTTTCTTCATGTCTAAAGTAATTCAGAGTTTTTAGTTTAGTTTTAATACGATACTTTACTCTCGGTGTCACTTGAAAATCACAATCCATGGTTATCTTAGCCACTGTGTAATTCGCTAAGAACTCTGAATCTTGTTTCATTCCATAACCGGGTATATGAGAAGATGTCACGTAATCACCTGATTCGAGTGGTCCATTTTGATTAGAAATCCACATAGCACCTTCACCTAGTGAGTTGATGAATATTCTATCATCACCTTCTTCCTTAATGAATACCGATGTGACACGTCCAAATTTATCTTCTCTAGATTCTGGATCTTCTGAGCCAGATACAACACCAAACACACTTTTATCACATGCTTTGCTAGTCACAGAAACGAGGGGGATTGTCTCATTAATCGTTATAGCTTCTAACCCTCTCTCAACACCTCCGTTCACTTTTATATTTTCGTTATTATCGGCCGATACGATGAGACCTACATGTGATTTTATGTTTGTGGGATTAACACCCTTCACTCTATTTCTATGTTGACCAGTAAAAGTATTCGCATTAAGGTTTGTTCCCTTTGATTGATCATTTTCAAACATAATGACCTTTCTCAGTGGATTTCCTGTCGCATTTATGTACGAGAACCAGTATAAATTTTGATTCCAGTCAGTACTATTATCGGAACCAATATACCAGCCACCAGAACCTCTATACCACCTGCAATATGAATTATACGAAGTTCCGTTTACAGCAATCGTTTTATTCGTTTGTATCGTGAAAGGGACAGTAAGCGTATTACCATTTATACCAATTGACCCATCTCGATGTACGGCGAATAAATCGGACGTCGTATTCGATGATTTTACTTGGAACGCGTATGTTGGGTCAGAACTCGTCATATCAGCCTCAACCACAAGGCGCGTCTTCACGCGCACGTGATCACTACTCCCCGTTCCATCATTTTCAGCTCCCAGTAATAGAACACCGTTTTCGGAAGAGCTCACACCAGCTTCACCATAATTTTCGTTATACGTTATGTAAGCATAATCAGATGTATAATTCACTCTGCTCGGGAAAACGATACTCGATGAACCACCACTGTTTCCGTGATCCAGTATGAGAGTTCCTACACCGACACCATGAGATGTTCCGGTAGGTTCGTAAATGTGGAGCTTTCCACTCGGACCTGACGTCCCGATACCGACACGATTAGTGCTCTGTTGAAGAATCATCAGGTCATTTTGAAATGATAGGTCAGCCCAAGCACCAAAATCACCCCTATGTCCTCCAATATGAGGTCTTCCTTCTTTCGAACCAAAAACGAGAGTATTATATGAAGAGGTGTCTCCACCTATCCTCGCCATGATTTGATGACCAGATGTAGAAAGATTTTCGTGAACATGAAGCTTTTCACTTGGTGTCTTCCCGATACCCATACTGCCGACACTAAATTCGTATGAAGAACCCTGAAATATCATAGGGTATGAAAGACTAGTATTCGAGCGATCAATCGACTGTATATACGCGGTATCCTGACCACCCGTCAGACTATACCTCATATATAAACCCTTACCGACAGTCGTATTCCAAGCTTCACTACTCGCTTCTAGATATAGATCATGATTAACGTGAAGCCTTGTCGAAGGACTCGTCGTCCCAAT